GTTTTGTGTGGGTGGAGAAAGACAAAGAAGTGGCATTCGAACCCAACCCTCGCGGTAGGTTTAAGATATGCTGGTTACCACCGAAACACATGCAGAACCAGACTTATATCAAATACGGGAAGAAACACCCTTCTAATGAAGTGTACGGGGTTGGTGGGGTAGATAGTTACGATCTAGATGCTACTATAGACGGGAGGGGCTCTAAAGGGGCTCTGCATATGTACAACAAGTTCAATATGTCTGACGAAGTACCGAGCAATATGTTCGTTGTAGAGTATGCTGCTCGTCCTGATATAGCTAAGATATTCTACGAAGATGTGTTGATGTGTGCTTTCTTTTACGGGTATCCTCTGTTAATAGAGAACAATAAGTACGGGATTGTCAGGTACTTTGAAGCAAGGGGGTATGATGGGTATGTGATGGAAAGACCGTATCACTTGAAACCTGCAGGTAGCAACCCTCACGCTGCAGAAAAGACGAAAGGTGTCCCTTCTAACTCACAAGACGTGATACAGGCTCACGCACAAGCCATCGAACAGTTTATACACCACCACGTAGGGGAGAACGAAGAGACGGGTGAGATGGGGAATATGTACTTCAATAAGACGCTAGAAGACTGGATAGGGTATAGGATAGACAAGCGTACTAAGTTTGACTTGACAATCAGTGCAGGTTTGGCTCTTTTGGGTGCTCAGAAGTTAAAACCTCAAGCAGAGAGGACGAATTTTGATGAGAAAAAGTTCTTCAGGAGCTATAAGTTTAACGCTTAGAAGCTGTTATATGTTTTGGTCTATATTTGCAATTGCAGTATAGCGCTTAATATAAACTGTAACTAGCTTTGAACAACAAGAAGAAAAATACAAGCTTCCCTGACCCCTTAGCTTCTCAAAAAGCGAAACAGCAGAAAGAGTATGGATTGCAGTATGCTAGAGCTATTGAGAATCAGTGGGGGAGTATGGATGACGACAGGAGCTTGTTTCGTCGTCGGCTGAGAGAGTTCGAGAAGAACAGAGACTACGCTAACGGCACGCAAGATACTGCTATATATAAGCAGATCCTCAACAGCCTCGACCCCAATAACGGGGATGGGACGCTGCTCAACCTCGATTGGTCACCAGTACCTATCGTCCCTAAGTTTGCTAAGATTGTAGTAAACAAGATACTCTCTTCAGACCCTTACCCTAACCTTCAGGCTGTAGACCCTGTCTCTACTAGCCAGAAAGACAAAGAGAAGAGAAAGCTAGAGCTGAGTATAGAGAACAAAGACTTCTTCGCTGATATGAAAAGCATGGGGGTGCAGACGCAAGTAAACCCCGAAGAGCTGCCAGATACACTTGAAGAAGCAGAGATATTTCTTGATACAAACATCAAGACTGACGCAGAGATAGCTGCTCAGATAGGGGCGGAGATGACGTTGCAATGGAACAACTTCTCTGACTCAGTGTACAGACGCTGTGTCATGGATCTCGTCTCTTTGGGGATGGCTGTTGTAAAGCGTCAGAACGACCCGTCTAAAGGCATTGTAACTGAGTATGTTGACCCTGTTAACTTCATTCACAGCAACACAGAAGACCCTAACTTTGAGGATCTTGTCTATGCAGGCCATGTGAAGAAGATAACGATACAAGAGCTGAAGCGCATAGCTGGTGACGAGTTCTCAGAAGAAGAGTACAAGAAGATAGCTGAGAAAGTAAAGAACAAGTACGACAATCAGTCTAGCAGGATGACAGACAGGTTGTACGATCACGTTTCTCAGAAAGAGACTTTTGGGTATGATGAGTACACGCTAGAGATTATGGACTTTGAGTTCTTGTCTGTGGATTGCATGTACTTCGAAGAGAAAGAGAATCGGTATGGGAATAGCGGTTTTTACTTTAAAGGGAATGAATACAAATACCCGAAGAACTCTGTGTTTGAGCGCAAACCTTACAAGATAGAGAACGCTACTGTGTACGGTGGTAAGTATATAGTCGGTTGTGATATGATCTTCGACTACAAGCTTTGCACCAACGTACCGAAAAACATACACGACTTGACGAGTGCTCGCATGAGCTACTCTGCTGTAGCCACTAACATCAGAAAGATGCTCCCTAAGAGCATGGTGAGTGGTATTATCGGGTTTGCTGATCAGTTGCAGCTGACTCACTTGAAGCTGCAGCAAGCGATAGCGAAAGCGAAACCAGACGGGTTGATTGTAGACATCGAAGGGTTGGAGAATGTGCAGCTCGGTAGAGGTGGTGAGTTGCAACCGCTTGATATTCAAGACATCTACGAACAGACGGGTGTCTTCTACTACAGAAGCAAAAACCCAGAAGGTGGTTTCCAGAACCCGCCAGTACGTCCTCTTGACAACAGCATCAGGAATATCAACGAACTGATAGGGTTGTACAACCACTACCTCCGTATGATCAGAGATGCCACGGGTATCAATGAGATGATGGATGGGACGACACCGAAAGGTGAGACGCTTGTCGGGGTGCAGCAAAATGCCATCGCAGCTGGCAATAACGCTATATACGATATCACTCACTCTTCTTTGATACTGTTCAAGAAAGTTGTGGATGACGTTGTTAAGTGTTTGCAGATACTCCCACCAGATAGCATACTGGCTCAGATATACGCCAATGCTATTGGGAAGGAGAACATGAAAGTGCTGTCTTCTTTCAGCGACTTGTACATGTACAACTTCGGTGTTATGATACGTCGTAACATGGATGAGAAAGACAGAGCGTATCTAGAGCAGAACATACAGATAGCGCTGTCTCAGAAAGAGATAGATATAGAAGATGCTATCGCTATAAGACAGTTGAAAGATGTGGATCAAGCAGAGCGACTACTGGTTGTACGCAGAAAGAAGCGCATACAGCAGCAGATGGAGCAAGCACAAGCGCAAGCGCAGATGCAGCAGCAGTCTAACGCTCAAGCGGCTCAAGTGGCAGCTCAAGCTAAGATGCAAGAGCTTCAGATGCAAGCTCAGATAGAGATGCAGAAGCTACAGGCTAAGTCTCAGATAGATGCTCAGTTGATGCAGATGGAGTATCAGTTTAAGATGGAGATTGAGAGAATCAAAGCACAAGCTACACTCGGGTTTAGAACTGAAGACCAAGAGTTTAAGCAGAAGCTTGAAGTGCTCAAAGAGGACAGGAAAGATGAGCGTCTGGATAAGCAGACAGCTGATCAAAGCAAGCTCATCTCACAGAGGCAAGGGAATAGAGGGGAGGTTGGGGAAGAAACAAATATTGTAAACGACTTATTGAATCAATAATGGCTGTACTAAACCTCGATATAGCTCAAAGATTGGACATTATCTGCAGAAAAGGAGATACGTTTGAGTTTAGCTTTGATGTTGGAGATGCTTTGAGTGATGTAATTGGAACTTGGACGATGGAGGTTCGCCCTACAGAAGACGATGATGCCGTTGGAGGTTCTTTGCTTTCTCTTAGCGCTCAAAACCTTACCGGTGGTGTTATAACGCTCACGGGTACAAACACTCAAATGGCAGGTCTTAACGCTGGCTTGTTTGTTTACGATATACAGCTAAAAGACACTGGCAACAGTACTACAAAGACATACCTGTACGGTACTTTTAAGGTAAATGACGACATAACAACTGTCTAATGGCTGATATCGTCGTAGTCCCCAATACGAGTAATCCTGTACAAGTAAACATACAACAGCCTGTACAGGCCATAAACGTCACATCACCAGCTATCAACGTAGTAGATGTCTCTCAAGGGCTTACTATTACGGTTGTAGGGGGAGAGGGCGGCGGTGGTAGCTCTACTTTTATTGGGCTGACAGACACACCATCGGCTTTTACAGGTCAAGCTGGTAATGCTGTTGCTGTTAATGGCTCTAACAATGGTCTTGAGTTTGTTAACTTCCCTATTCAGCTTAACGCTGACTGGAATGCCACGTCTGGTGTTCAAGAAGTGCTTAACAAACCAACCTTATCAACAGTTGCTACTAGCGGCAACTTCATTTCCCTTGACGATACGCCAGTAAATTATACTAATGCTCAAGGTAAGTATCTGGTTGTAGATAACAACGCAATTGCTTTTGCTCCAGCCCCATCAGGCGGGGGAGAAGGTATAGCTCTTACCGATCTTAGCGTACCGACACCTTATCCTACACCTTCTGGTAATGGTAGTCTTACTTATAATAATACAACTGGTGTGTTCACCTTTACCCCCGCTGATGTACCAACGTCTATCCTTGACTTAGATAGCGTAGACCTTAGTAGTGCTCAAGCTGACAATATCATTGTGTGGGGGACTGGTGGGTTGACACCAAAACCACCAAACAACATAAATGTCACTGACTTTAATGGAATAACAGATGTTGGGAGTGGTGTAATTATTTCTGCTACTGAACGAACGGACATAGCCAACAACAAGATTGGTGTAGCTGCAAACACAAGCAACTACAACTTGCTGAAATCTTATATTGTCACTACAGAGACTGATAAAGTAAGCCTGAAGGAAAATGACAACAACAAGATTGATGTTGATGCCACAGCTGGTAGCGAGAAGATAGGCTTTACTGTTAACGCTGTTAATACTGTCACTATTGACGATACAGAGCTTAATGCTGCTAAAGTAACTGTAGGTAGTGCTGGGAGTCAGTTCTCCCTCCCTGTATCTGATGGGAATTCCACTCAAGTGCTCAAGACAGATGGTTCTGGCAATGTATCGTTTGCTGATGTCAGCTACACAGACATAACAAACAAGCCCACCATCCCTACTTTAGGGGTTAGTAAGACTGTTTCTGCTGGTGCTGGACAGTACTCT